AAAGGGCCGCGCTGTGGCGGCCCGGCCCTTTTTCTTTTGCGGCGTAAGCTAACGGAAAACTGCCTGTTTCATTCACAGGATTTGCCCGTTCGATTCGGGCCGCCGCTACCACCTAACAGGTTAGACCATGACCAGCGGAATTGCCGGCTTTGTCGGCGCGCAGCCCACTGTCACCATTACACCGATTCCACCGAAGCCAAAAACGGAAGTGGAAAAGTACGCGGCTATGTGGGAACGGCCGGAATATCGCCAGGTGGCGCCCGGTGAGCATGTGGCGCAGGTTTTCCTGGGCATCGCGCGCCCGAAACCAGGGGCGACGGTTATTGACTTTGGCACCGGCACGGGCCGCGGCGCGTTAGGTCTCGCGCTGTTCGGTGGGCTCAAGGTGGAAATGCTGGACTTCACGGCCAACTGCCTGGACCCGGACATAAAAAACGCGCTGACCACCCAGGCGCACATGCTGAAATTCACGCAGCATGACCTAACAGACCCGTGCCCGGTGGTGGCGGAATATGGTTTCTGCACCGATGTGCTGGAACATATCCCCACGGCGGACGTGGACCGGGTGCTGCGCAACATGCTGAAAGCGGCCCAGCATCTTTTTTTGCAAATCAGCTGCGAGCCCGACCACCTGGGCGCCCTGATTGGCGAAACGCTGCACCTAACAGTGCAGCCCTTTGCCTGGTGGCTGCAAAAGCTGCAGGCCCTGGACTGCCTGGTGCATTTTTCGCATGACGCGGGCACCCATTGCCTGTTCTACGTGACCGCCTGGGCCGCTGGCAAGGACATAGTGGCCGCGGGCACGCTGAACGTAGAGGAAGCCACCATTCTGGCCAACGTGCGCGCCAACATCGCCGGCGGGTGGATGCAGGCGGAGCCGCACATGCCCAACGATGTGGACGTGATGATTTTGGCCGGCGGGCCCAGTCTCGCGGACTACGTGGACACCATCAAGCAGCTGCGCCAGGAAGGGGTGAAGCTGATCACGCTGAACGGGACTTATAACTGGGCCCTGGACCAGGGCATGAAGCCCAGCGCGCAGGTGGTGGTGGATGCGCGGCCCTTCAATGCGCGGTTTACCAAGCCCGTTATTGACGATTGCAAATATTTGATTGCCAGCCAGGTGGACCCGTCCGTGTTGGAAGGGCTGCCCAAGGACAGGACTTACCTGTGGCACACCGGCGCGGAGTATATCCGCGACGACCTTATGGCCACCTTTCCGGTTTGGTACACTGTGCCAGGCGGCAGCACGGTGATGCTGCGGGCCATTCCGCTGCTGCGCATGTTAGGTTTTAAGCGGTTCCACCTGTTCGGGTTTGATTCCTGCCTACGGGACCAGGCCGACATTTACAGCCAGGTGGATGGCCGCGAGAAAAACACCGCGGCGCATCACGCCTACGCGCAGCCGGAAAATGATGACGCCCTGGTGGTCAATGTCACCGCGGGCGGGCGCATTTTCCAGTGTCATCCGTGGATGGCGTGCCAGGCGCAGGAATTTATGGACCTGGTGAAATACTTGGGCGACGAAATCGAGTTGGAAGTTTACGGCGACGGACTCATAAACCACATACTGCGCAGCGGCGCGGAAATTTCAGAGGATTAGACAATGGCAGCAGGTACCTGGAAAATATTTGGCAAGGCCAAAAAATACATTGGCAATGGCACCATCAAGCTGGGCGTGGATACGTTCAAAATGATGCTTTGCCGCGCGTCCGCATCGGCGGCGCTGCTGGCGCTGTCCACGCGCAGCACCTGGGCGAGCATCGGCGGCGAAATCTCCGCGCGCGGCGGTTACGTGGCCAACGGGCGCAACCTGTTGCCAGCCACTGGCACCTGGTCGAGTGTGTCCGCGAAAGCGCAAAAGTTCGCGCAGTCCACGGTGGGCCTGGCGTTCACGGCGAGTAACAGCGCGCTGAACAACATCAAATATGCGTTTATCCGCAACAGCACCGGCGCCGGCGCGGGGAAAATTCTGTGCGGCGTGACGCTGTCCACCGCGGCCTTTACGGTCACCATCGGTAACATTCTGACCATCACGCCCAACGCCGCGAATGGCTTTTTCACGCTGACCTGACCGCCAGCCATGCCGTGGACCATACCCGACAAGGGCGAGGGTGCTAGCAACCTGCAAAGCATCCTGTTCCAGGAATACCTGGACGCCCTGGTGGCGGGCATCAATGGCGTGGACTGTGTCCTGGCCGGCTGCGCGGTCACGGCGCAGGGCACGCCTGATATGACGGTGGCCGTGTCCAAAGGCGCGGTGCTAACTAACGGCGTATTGAAACCGGTCACCGCCGGCAACGTGACGGTGACCACGGCCAACGGGTCCAACCCGCGGCTGGACTTAATCGTGGTGGACTCCACGGGCGCCAAGCAGATAAGGACTGGCACCGCGGCGGCATCACCGAAACCGCCGGCGCGCAGTGCTAACGATGTGGTCCTGGCGGTGGTGTATGTCGCGGCCAATGACACGGCCATTAATTCGAACGAAATCACCGACCTGCGCCTTGTGCGGACCCAGGGCCCTATTGTCATTTACAAGACCACCGCCGCGGAGACCACCGACACCACCGCGTCCGCCATTCACGCGCTGAATAAATCCGGCAGCGGCGTGACGATACCTAACGGCCTGTTTTTGGCCGGCCGCACCCTGCGCGTGCGCCTGGGCGGCAACATGCTGCTAAACAGCGGCACGCCCACGGTGACAATTGCCATTACCTATGGCGGCACCACGATGCTGTCCGACGTGTCCGCAGCAGCGGTGGCGAGTGCTAACAGGCATGCGTGGTGGCTGGATTTTGACCTTGTGGCCCAGGCTAACAACGACCAGAGCCTGAACGGCCTCGCGCAAATAGTCGATGTAACTATAGCACCCACAAACCCCGGCACGGGCATCGGTGATATGTTCGGCGTGAACACGGCAGCGCAGGAAACGCAAACAGCCTACAGCGGCAGCGCCGCGGTGGACTCCGATGCTGGCGACCGGGTGCTGGCGGTAACTGTCACGTTTAGCGTATCGAACGTAGCTAATCAATTGGTGGTCGAAACGGCCACCGTGGAACTGCTCTAATGATGAAAAAAACCCTAACGCTGGCCGCCCTGTTTGGCGCGCAACTGGCCGCGGCCGCCACGGGTCAACTGACGTTCACACCGCCCACCACCAGGGTGGACGGCAGCGCGCTGTCTGCCAGCGAAATTGCCGGTTATGACGTGCAATGCAGTCGCTGGACGGCCACCGGCGCGCCAGCCAGCACCACCTGCACGCAGTTTGCCGGCATCACGCTGCCAGCCGGCGCCACGGGCGGCACGCTGGCGGGCACGGTACCGGCTACCGGCGGCCAGGCATGTTTCCAGGTTCGCACCCGAGACACCGCCGGCCAGGTCAGCGCCTGGTCCGCGGAAGGCTGCAAGACCTTTGGCGCGGTGGCGCCTAATCCGCCCACCAATGTGGTGGTGGCGGTTGTTATCGGTATCAACATGGCGCCCGTGGTTTCAGTGACCGCCACAGGCCAGCGTGGCACCACCATGCTGGGCTTTGTCCCAATCGGCCTAGAGTGCCAGGGGGCGCCTACATTCACGTACAGGGGCAAGCAATGGCGCAAGGTAACAACGCTGCCGGTCAAGTGGTGGGCGAGTGCGCCGACCCAGTCCGCAGCGGTACCGTGCAGCGGCTGACTTTCACGCAGCACCTGCACCAGGCGGGCCACACCTACCTGGCGCAGCTGATGCAGGACTGCGGCGGCAATGTGTCGCTGGCGGCGAGAATCGCCGGCCGAAACCGGACCGACTTTTACAAACTTTTGTACAAATATGGCGTCAGGGACATGAAGGGCGGCCCACCGGCCCACGGAAATACAGCCTGGCAAGGGCTGGGGGTGAACTAACAACGGAAGGGCAGTGGCATGGGCTTAGACATTATCTACCGAGACCAGCCGCTGCCAATTTTCGGTGCCGAAGCTCACGTTTTCAACAACACCGGCGACAGCACCGACCCGGTGACGCTGAGCCTAAACACGCAGGCCAGCGGGTCCATGATGTTGCTGGCGCAGTGGATGAACCGCACCGCCTGGAACGCCCCGACTGATGACAAGGGCAACGCGGTGGGCGCTGCCGTTTATGACCAGGATGGGTATTACGGCGGGCAGTGGGACCCATACGGGCCGCGCATTTATGCTTATCGCATCGCAAGCGGCGGCAGCGGGCACGGCGTTAGGTTCACCAACATATCCACGCCCACGGATGAAACCACCTTCATGGCGTGCGAAATCAAGGGCGCAACACGGCTGCACAGTTCATCGCTGGTATTGCGCCAGGCAGCGGGCGCTGGTGTGCCGTACAGCAGCGGCAATGTCAGCACCGACAGGCCGGCGCTGTTGGTGAGTATTTGGGGCGGCGATGGCGCCACCGGTGAGCATGACGCCAACCCACCGGCGGGCTGGACAAAGTTCGCCGCGGTCAATCGGCCAGGCGCGTCATATATCCAAATGGCGTGCGCGTGGAAAGCGGCGCCGCTGAAAGGTACCTACAGCATTGACTGGACGCCGACCGGAAACGAGGGCGCCATTGTGTTTCTGGGCGCGTTTGAGCAGTAGCCATGCCGCTAAATCGCGTCAACGAAGCTAACAGCATAAGCGGCGCGCCGGCTGGCGCGTGGACTAGTGGCAGTTTCACACCGCCTAACAATTGCCTGCTAGTGGTGGTGGTGCAGGTGATGCGCACCGCCACCAGCACCTACAACCCGCAAAACGGCACCATGTCGAACAGCGGCACGGCGCTGACGTGGACCCAGCGGTGCGAGGCGCACAGCGCGAGCGACAACTACGGCAGCGGCCTGGTTGTGTTTACGGCGCCCGTGACCACCGGCGCGTCCATGACGGTGACTTTTACAAAGGCCGCCGGTGACGCTGACTTCGAACGGGTGGGCGGTCACGTCCTTAGTTTCACGGGCTACGATACCGCAAGCCCTGTAGGCGGCACGCTGGGCGATAACGCGGGACCTGGCGACGGTTCCTGGTCGCCTTCATTGTCAGCGGCGCCGGCTCTCACGTCGCAAGTTATCGCGGCGATTGTGGGCACCTGCAACACCACGCTGGATGTTTACCAGACCATCGGCACCGGCTGGACTTCGCTGCTAACGCGCAACGAAATCCAATATTACGGATATACCGATGAAGTGCGCGCGAACAGCACCACGCAAACCATTTTGTGGGATGACGTGCTGGCGCCATCTTCCACCGACACCTACAACCTCAGCAAAACCTACGGGGTGGCGCTGGAAATCAAGGCAGCGGATGCCCTGATTATTCCGGCCGCCGGCGCGTTAGGATTGACAGGCTATGCGCCCACGGTCACGGTGGGCGTGGCATTTTCCGGCAATGGTTTCGTCATCGGTTCCGATCGATCGTGGGTCGGTGATAGCTACATAGGCGACATTGACACGGCGGCCGGTGGCGATCCGGCGCCGGCCGCGGGCACGCTGTCCCTGACCGGCTACGCGCCCAGCGTGCTGCGGTCAAACTTTATTGCAGCCGGCGCGGCGGCCCTGGCGCTGACGGGCTACGCGCCCACGGTCACCATAACGCAGGTTGTGGCGCCCGCTGCGGCGGCGCTGTCGCTGACTGGTGCGCAGCCTACGGTCATACAGCAGGCCGTCCGGCAACCCACCGCTGGCACGCTGTCCCTGGCCGGCTACGCGCCCACGCTGCTGCGCCAGGACACCATCCGGCCGGCCGCCGGTGCGCTGAGCCTCACAGGCTATGCGCCCACGGTCACGGTCGGCGGGCCTGGCAATACCACCATCACGCCGGCCGCCGGTGCGCTATCGCTGACGGGCTACCAGCCCACGCTGCTGCGCCAGGACAGCATCACGCCCGCCGCCGGTGCGCTGTCCCTGACGGGCTACCAGCCCACGGTCACCATAACGCAGGTTGTGGCGCCCGCTGCGGCGGCGCTGTCGCTGACTGGTGCGCAGCCTACGGTCATACAGCAGGCCGTCCGGCAACCCACCGCGGGCACGCTGTCGCTGACGGGCTACCAGCCCACGCTGCTGCGCCAGGACACCATCCGGCCGGCCGCCGGTGCGCTGAGCCTCACAGGCTATGCGCCCACGGTCACGGTCGGCGGGCCTGGCAATACCACCATCACGCCGGCCGCGGGCACGCTGGGCCTAACGGGCTACGCGCCCACGGTCGCGCCCACCATTTGGCTGGTGCAGTCCAGCGGCCTAAAGCAGGTCAACGCATCTAACGTTCCGTTTGCGTTTGATATGCCCGCGAATTTCACGGCGGGCGGCACGGTGCTGGTGGGTATTTCCTACTGGTCCAGCGTGGCCAATGACATCACGGGCGTAGATGTTAACGGCGTGGCCGCGGTCAAGGACGCCAGCAGGGTGGACAACGTCAACCCTGGCAATTTGAGCATGATCGAATTGTGGCGCGCGACGAACGTGCCAGCCGGCGGCAAGACGGTAACTATCAACGGCACGTCCAGGCCGGGTAACTGGTACATATCCGCGGGCGCGGATGAATTTGTGGCCTTCGCGGCCAGCCCGGTGGACCAGACGGCGACTAATGCGAGCGATGGCAGCAACAGCACCACGCCCAACGCCACCACAGGGTCCACTACCCAAAACGATGAAATCATCGCCACCGTTTGGGGTGAATGGTCGGGCCTAAACCAGGCGCCAGTCAGCCCGCCATCCGGTTACCTGGGGCCAACCTGGATAGAGCCCAGCGGCGCAGGCCAGCAAGCAGGTGGTGGCGCCTATAAGGTGCTGAGCAGCCAGGCCACGCAAAACCCGTCCTGGACCACGAACCAGTCCGGCGCCTGGGGTTTGCTGGCGGTCACATACAAGCTGGCAGTGGGCGGCCTGGTGCCGGCCGCCGGTTCACTGGGCCTCACGGGTTACCAGCCAGGGCTATCCCTGACGCTGGACGCGCCGGCGCCTGGATTCCTGTCACTGACGGGCTACGCGCCCACGGTCACGGTGGGCGGTGCGGGCACCATCACGCCGGCGCCTGGCGCCCTGAGCCTGACCGGCTACGCGCCCACGCTGCTGCGCCAGGACACCATCCGCCCTGCCTCGAGTGCGCTGTCACTGACGGGCTACGCGCCCACGGTGACGATAAACAGCCCGGGCAATACCACCATCGTGCCGGCCGCGGGCACCCTGGGCCTGGTCGGCTACCAGCCCACGCTGCTGCGCGAGGACACCATCCGGCCGGCAGCTGCGGCGCTGAGTCTCACGGGCTACCAGCCCACGGTCACGCAGAAAACCGCGATTGAGCCCGGCGCGGGCGCGCTGGGCCTCACGGGCTACGCGCCCAGCGTGTTTCTGCCCATCACCATTACACCGGGCGCTGGGTCGCTGAGTTTCACGGGATATGCGCCGCTGGTGTCGGATGGCGCCACGCTACCTAACAACATCGAGCGCGTGGGGCGCGTGTCGAATTACCAGCGAACCATCATTGTGGGGCCACGAAAATGACCTGTGATAATGACGAAATTGGCGCGCCTTACCTTGAAGTGAAGGCCAAGCGGTCATTTGACGATGTGCCCGTGGAAGTGGATTGGCACGATTACCTGGCCAACGTTCGCCGGCTTGGGTCGGCGTACCAGGTCAATGACCTGGTGCGCCCGCTGCGCCAATTCGCCACCGGCCTGCAATACCGCTGCACCGTGGCCGGCATCACCTCGGGGCGCAAATATTCGGAAATCAGGTGGCCCACGGTGGTGGGTGGCACGGTCACGGACGGCACCGTGACCTGGACGGCCGAAGCCCTGAGCAATGGCAGCCTACGCTCTACCATTGCCAGCAACACCTGGCCGGCGGTGGCTGGCCTAACATTGTCCGGCGCCGCATCGCTGGATTTGCGCTATGTCACGCGCGTGGCCGGTGGCGTGTCGGGCACCAGCTACGACATAAAACACCAGGTCACGCTGGCGAGCGGCGAGGATAAAGAGGCGGTCATTGTGCTGCCGGTCCGGGATCAGTGATAAACGTTAGGCCCGATTTATCGGGCGCCAGGGCCTATTTGTCGCAGCTGCAGGGAAAGGAATTGCCGCGCGTCATCGGTCGCACATTGGACCGAACGGCGAAGCATGGCGAATCCGTCCTAAGCAAGAACATGCGCCAGCGCGTGAACCTGCCAAAGTCCGTGGTGGATGCGGCGATTTACTACAAACGCAGCGGCGAAATACAGACGCTGACCGCGTTAGCCCTGGGGCGCGCCTGGTTCGAAATCAGGGCGAAGGGCAAGCCCATTGGAATACGGGACTATGCCGCCAACCCACTGAAAAAACGGGGCGTCAGTTTCAAGGTGGTAAAGGGCGGACGGCGCAAGGTTTACACGCGCAATGGGCAAAAAGCCTTTTTTGTGGCGAAATTTGGCGGGCATGTTTTCACTAGGGTGGGCGCCGACCCACCAGGGCCCACGCGAGTCGGCATTAAAAAGGCCGTGGGCCCGTCCATTCCGCAGTTTTTCTCCACCAAAAAAATGCAGGCGGCCCTAACGCTGGACGTTAGGGAATATTGGGCGCGCGAGTTACAACGAAACATTCAATTTGCAATTAACCGGAGGGGTGCGAAATGACACTGGAAGCAACAGTCAGCGTGGGCGTGAAGGGCAATAACAGCGGCGTGGTGGACCTGGGCGTGCGCTCCCGCCAGATTGCCCTGGCGGCAAATCTTGCGTTCACGGACGGGTCCGGCGCAGGCCAGGCCAGTAAGTCATTCACCGATAGCGCGAGCCAGGCGCAGTCTGTCAACACGGATTTGGACCTGGCGGGCGCCCTCACAGGTGATGACGGCGCCACGGTGACCTTTACGGCCATCAAAGCCATTGTCATTTCCGCAGGTGCTGCCAACCCTGGCAACCTGAGCGTGGGCCCTGCACCCGCCAATGGTGTGTCGGGTATTTTCTCGGGCACCACGCCGGCCATTGTGCTGAAACCAGGCGCGCGGTTTGTCCTGGCGGTGGGTGATGCTGCAGGGTATGCCATCACAGCAGCCACGGCGGACCTGCTGCGCATTGCATCGGCGGCAACGTCGGGCACCTACACGTACGATATTTGCATCCTGGGTATCTGAGACGCCATGCGGTTGTCCGAACTAGAGGCACAATTCATGCGCCGCGAAATTCGGGCAGTGGACCCGACCCAATTTGTGGACGGCGTATTGCACCCAAGCGGCAGTGCAGAATATTGGCCCAACGTGGACAGGCTGGAAGATGCGGACGGGGTGCGGTTCCTGTGCCCCAAGTGCTACCAGGCCAACGGTGTGCCCTTGGGCACCCATTCGGTTATCTGTTGGTTTGAGGATAGGGTCACGGATGACGCGCAACCAGGGCCTGGGCGCTGGAAGCCCACAGGGACCGGAATAGAGGACCTAACCTTTGTGGTGGGCAAGCGGTCTAATTCCGTGCTGCTGTTGGGCGGGTGTAAGTGGCATGGGTTCATTACCAATGGTGACGCAACATGATTGGTGCTGTGCAGCAGCACACAGCAGGCGCCAACCATTTGAAATTTTCGCGGGTCCTTCCCAGCCTGTTCCATGCGGGTGGCCATCGGCGCGCAGGATTCTGCTAGATTTTGGTACGGCCTGGGGTCCGTTTGTGTGACAGGCGAAACAATCAAGCAAGCAAACCCTAGCCAAAGTACCGCCAACGAAACAGCGGCCCAGGCCGTACCAATCCCCACGACCGTTGACCGGGTCGCTGAACTATTCGGCACCACGGACAAAACGGTGCGCAGCTGGATTAGAGCAGGACTCAAAACCCTGCGGGCCGGCAGCAAGGGCAGCGGCAATGGGGCCCTGCTGGACCTGTCCGAGTGCATCAAATGGTATTTATCGGACAACGCGCTGGACGTGGCAAAAACCCGCCTGGCCACCGCGCAGTCCGACAAATACGAAATGGAAAACGCGCTGCGCCGGGGCGAACTGGTGGACGTGGAAGTGGTCCGCGGCGCCATCGCGGACCATATCGTGGCGGCCAGGGCCAAGCTGCTGGCGATGCCAACCAAATTGGGACCACAGCTAACAAACGTTTCAGATGCCAGAATTATTGCCATTAGGATCAAAACCGAAGTTAGCGCAGCCCTTGCGGAACTTGCGAGCTATGAACCGGCAAGACTGGCTGAAACAAGCGGCGGCGCTGTGGGCACCACCGCCGGACCTAACAGTGAGCCAGTGGGCGGACAGGCACCGGCGCCTAAGCAGCGAAAGCAGCGCGGAACCAGGTCAATGGAACACTGACCGCGCGGAATATCAGCGCGGAATTATGGATGCGGTGGCGGACCCGACGGTGACGGAAATCTGGGTGATGAAGTCCGCGCAGGTTGGGTGGACCGAAATTCTTAACAACGTGATTGGCTACCACATTGACCAGGACGCGGCGCCCATGCTGCTGGTGCAGCCCACGCTGGAAATGGCGGAAGCGTGGAGCAAGGACCGCCTGGCGCCGATGATCCGGGACACGGTTTGCCTGCGGGATAAAATCAGCGGGCCCAAATCCAAGGACAGCGGCAACACCCTGCTGCATAAAAAGTTTACGGGCGGCCACCTAACAGTGGCCGGCGCCAATTCGGCCGCCGGCCTGGCATCGCGCCCCATCCGGGTGGCGCTGTTCGATGAAGTGGACCGATTCCCAGCCAGTGCTGGCACCGAGGGCGACCCGTTCACGTTAGGCAAAAAGCGCACCACCACTTTTTGGAACCGCAAAATTTTGGCCGGCAGCACGCCCACCATTAAAGGGTCCAGCCGGGTGGAAACCGGTTTTGATTCATCGGACCAGCGGTTTTATTTCGTGCCCTGCCCGCACTGCGGGGAATTCCAGCGCCTGGTGTGGGCGCAGGTGCAATGGCCCGAAGGGCAGCCGGAACTGGCGCAATATGTTTGCGTTCATTGTGCGGCGCTGATACCGGAGACCTGCAAGCAGGCCATGCTGCTGGCCGGCGAGTGGCGCGCCACTAAAGATTTTCGCGGCATTGCCGGGTTCCACATTTCGGAGCTATACAGCCCCTGGTCCACCTGGGCGGAAATGGCTGTTAGTTTCCTGCGCGCTAAGCCATTCCCCGAAACGTTCCAAACCTGGATTAACACCAGCCTGGGCGAAACCTGGGAAGATAAAGGCGAGGCGCTAGAGCCCAAGGGCCTGCAGGCCCGTGTCGAAACCTACACCCACCAGGACCTGCCGCCGGGCATCCTGCTGCTAACAGCGGGCGTGGACGTGCAGGACGCGCGCCTGGAAGTGACGGTGCAGGGCTGGGGCATAGAGGAAGAAAGCTGGCGGGTTGAGCATATCGAATTGAAAGGCGACCCCGGCAGCAGTGCGCTGTGGGCGGAACTGGACGCGGTGCTGCTGCGGCGGTGGTCCACGGATGACGGGCGCAGCCTGACGATTGAAGCCACCGCGGTGGACAGCGGCGGCCATTTCACGGACCAGGTTTATAGGTTTTGCCGCGCGCGCAAGCGCCGGCGCGTGTTTGCCATCAAGGGCGTGGGCGGCATGGGCCGCGCGATTTGGCCACCGAAAGCCACCAGGGCGGCGCGCCTGCGGGTGCAGCTGTGGCTGATCGGGGTGGACACCGCCAAGGATGTGATTTACGGGCGATTGAAAAAAATCACGGAACCAGCGCCCGGATATTTCCATTTTGACGCGGCGACCACGGCGGAATATTTCACGCAGCTAACATCCGAAACCCTGGTTTACAAAGTCATCCAGGGGCGCCGGGTTCGCATGTGGAAACCGCGCAGCACCACCGTGCGCCAGGAAGCCCTGGACTGTCTGGTGTACGCCTATGCGGCCTACCTCGGGCGCGGCGGGCCCAGGGCCATTAGCCAGCGCGCAGCGGTGCGCGCGCACCAGCAGCAGCTGGATGACGCAGCGGCGCAGCAGCATGCAGCGGAACCGCAGGAAGCGGCGGACCCGGCCGCGGAACCGGCGGCAACGCCCGACAAACCGGCGGCAACGCCCGACAAACCGGCGGCGCCTGCAGCAAAACCGCGGACAGTTTCACAGCCCAGGCCCCGGCGCTGGGTCAGCAGTTGGAGAAGGTGAGCCCGTGACAGTCCTAAACACAATGCCCAGCAGCCTGCGCGCAGGCGACACCTGGCAGCTGCTGCTGACGCTGGCGGACCATGACGCGCCCACCTGGTCATCCGTGCTGTATTTCGAAAAGGCCGGGCTTTCCTTTTCGGTGAACGGCGCCGCGAGTGGTAGCCAGCACAGTTTCACCCTGGCGGCCGCGGATAGCGCCGGCAAGGAACCAGGCAATTACAAATGGTTTATACGCGCCACAGCCGCCGGCATCGTGGACACGGTGCTGGAAGGGTGGCTGGACATTCTGCCGGACCTGGCCGCGGCGAAGGGCCGCGACCACCGCGGGCCGGCGCGCGTGATGCTGGATGCGGTCAATGCCACGCTGCTGGGCCGCGCATCCAGTGACCAGCTGGCCATGACGATTAACGGCCGCAGCATTTCACGCATCCCGCTGCCCGAACTGCGGCAATGGCAAGCGCAGTTGAAGCAGGAAGTTAGAACCGAGGAAAAAGGCGCCGCGGCTGGGCTGGGGCGAAATATCAAGGTGCGATATGCCCGACCGTAAACCAACGCTAACAGTCTGGGACACACCGCTGGGCCAGGCGCGCCTGCAGGAACTGGCCGCCCAGGCAGCTGCAGCGCCGGCTACCCGGCGCCGCGCGGTCGCTGAGCGATGGCCGCGGGCCATGCTGCGCACCTATGCCAACGCCAAGCAGTCACGCCTAACGGTCGGCTGGAACGCTAACAACAGCAGCGCGGACAGCGAACTAAACAGCAGCCTAACAACGCTGCGCAGCCGGTCGCGCGCCCTGGTCCGTGACGCATCCTACGCCAAGCGCGCGCGTGTCCTGGTGGTGAACAACGTCATTGGGCCGGGCATCGGCCTGCAGGCCCAGGTCCGCAGCACGCGCGGAGAATTCAATAAGCGGGCTAACGCGGATATTGAAGCGGCCCATGAGAAGTGGGCGCGCGCGGACAGCTGCCACACCGGCGGGCGCCTTGGGCTGCGCCAATTTGAGCGCGCCTGCATGGCGCAGATATTCGAAGCGGGCGAAGTTTTCGTGCGCGAACACAATCAAAAGTTTGGCAATTCGGCGGTGCCGTATGCGCTGGAACTGATTGAGGCAGAACGCATCGCGGACAACCTGCCGGCGCCCTACCAGGCGGCGCCGGGTAACCAGGTCATTATGGGCATTGAAGTGGACCGGTTTTATAGGCCAGTGGCGTACTACATTCGCAGCGGCCACCCCTCGGACGTGAACCTGATCCGCCCGAAATCGGAAACGGTCGATCGCGTGCCGGCCTCGGAAATCATCCACCTGGCGATGGTGGACCGCTGGCCGCAAACCCGCGGCGAGCCCTGGCTGCACGCAGCCGCGCGGCGCCTGAATGATATGGACGGCTACAGCGAAGCGGAAATCACCCGCGCGCGCGTCCAGGCCACCAGCGTGGGCGCGATTGAAACCACCGAAGATTCCGACAGCTGGGGCGAGGAACAGCCGGACGGCACGGTGGAAATGGAAATGGAACCGGGCGTGTATAAGCGCCTGGCGCCGGGCGAAAAACTTAACGCGACTTCGCCCACCGCGCCCAACCCGGCGCTGGACCCGTTCATGCGCTACATGCTGCGCGAAGTGGCCAGCGGCACGGGCGTTAGCTATGCGAGCCTATCCAGCGATTATTCGCAAAGCAACTACAGCAGCAGCCGGCTGGCCCTGTTAGATGACCGGGACCTGTGGAAGGTGCTGCAAGTCTGGTTCATAGATGAATTCAAGGTGCGCGTTTATCGCCATTGGCTGCGCCAGGCGGTGCTGGCGCGCGCCATTCCGTCCGTGTCGGTGGAAGCCTACGCCCTGGACCTGGACAGATACGAAGCGGCCCGGTTCAAACCGCGCGGCTGGTCCTGGGTCGATCCCACCAAGGAAGTGGAAGCCTACAAACAGGCGGTTACGGCCGGATTTATGACGGCCGCGGACGTGGTCGCCATCACCAATGGCGGCCAGGACTTAGAGGACGTGCTTGAGGGCCGGCGCGCGGAACTGGACGCAATGGACGAAGCGGGCCTGCAGTTTGACACGTCCCCGGAATTCTACATGGCCAAAGCTGCAGCAGCTGCAGCACCACCAGGACCTAACAGCGGTGCCGCGGACAGTGCGGACCCTGCGGCGGCCGATGCAGCGGACAGCCAGGACAGCCAGGACAACCAGGACGCTGGCGCCGGTGCGGCGCGGTTTTTCACAATCAAGGGCGGGAAGCGCAATGGCTAACGAAATTAAAGCGGGCAAACTCACGCGCAGCCTGGCGCTGGAAGGGTTCCAAATCCGAAAGGAAGCGGACGGCCTCACGCGCCTAACATTTTCCGCCAGCAGTGAAACGCCGGTGGAACGGTATTTCGGCAGCGAAGTGCTGAGCCATGACCCTGGCGCGGTGCGCCTCGGGCGCATGAACAGTGGCGCCGCGCCCATGCTGTTTAACCACAATTCTGACGACCCGATAGGCATGGTAGATGGTGCGCGTGTCACTAAGGGGCGTTTGATTGTGGACGCCCACTTTTTTGCCACCGCGCGCGCGCAGGAAATCCAGGCGATGGTGGAAGGTGGCCTGCGCAATGTGTCCATCCAGTACCGGCTGCACACGATAGAGGAAAACACCAAAACGGCGACCTTTACGGCCACCGATTGGGAACCGCTGGAAGCCAGCCTGGTGTCGATTCCTGCGGATGAATCCGTGGGCATCGGCCGCGGATTAGGTGATGAACTGCCCGTGCGCATGGTGCGCGCGGCGGACGATTGTAAAACGGCAATTCCTGCCGATGGAGTGCGACAAATGACGGAAGCAACAAATGCCACGGCGGGCAATGGCGCCGAAAATCCCACCAACCTGGTGGCCCGTTCGGAAGCGGAAGCCAGCAGCGCGGTGGACTTTGAGAAGGCGCGCAAAGCGGCCATTCTCAACCTGTGCCGGGCTAACAGCCTGGACGAACGGCACGCGCAGCGGTGGATCACCAACGGGTCAGACTTGACCACGGTGGCGGCCGAACTGCTGCAGGTGATGCAGGAGCGCGGCAAAAACAACCCGCAGGCGGCAACCTTCCTGGATATGGGCGCCACCGAAGTGCGCCGCTATTCGATGATGCGCGCCTTGCGTGCGGCGGCCAGTAAGGACTGGACCAAGGCCGGCCTGGAACTGGAAGCTAACAAGGAAATTTCCAAGCGCCTTAACCAGGTGCCGAAATCGTCCACCAGTTTCTTTGTGCCGCTGGATGTGATGATGCGGGATATGCTGCGCACCCAGCAGCGTGACATGACGGTGGCGGGCGTGTCGGGTTCGAATTACCTAACGCAAACCGACAACGCGCCGGGCAGTTTCATCGAACTGCTGCGCAACACGTCGGTGGGCCTGCGCATGGGCGTGACACGCCTGGCCGGCCTGCAGGGTAACGTGACCATTCCGAAGATGACGGCGGGCAATACGGCCTACTGGCTGACGGATGAAAATACGCAAATCACCGAAAGCCAGCCGACCATCGCGCAGCTGGCGCTGGCGCCCAAAAACGTGGCGGCGCTGACGGAACTTTCCCACCAGCTGCTGCAGCAGTCATCGCCGGATGCGGAACAGCTGGTGCTGTCATCCATCGCGCGCGACATTGCCCTGGCGGTTGACGTGGGTATCCTGCGCGGTTCGGGCGCCTCGGGGCAGCCCACGGGCATTGTCAACACGGGCGGCATCGGTGCCTTTACCGGTACTTCCCTGGCGGCGCCTGGCATTTTGAACGCCCAGGGCGACGTGGCGGCGGCCAATGCCCTTTACCCGGGCTGCGGCTACGTGACCACGCCGGCGGTGGCGGAACTGCTGATGCAGCGGCCTGAACTGCCCAGCACCGGCACCACGCGGCTGTGGAAGGGCAACATGTTGGAGGGCAGCATGTTCGACCTGCCGGCGCTGTCCAGTGCGCAAATGTTATCGGCCACTGCGCTGTTTGGCTGGTGGCCGTCCGTCGTTCTCGGGGAATGGGGCGTGCTGGAACTGATGACCAACCCGTTTAGCGACTTCACGCGCGGTTTAACGGCCGTTCGCGGCTGGTACACCTGCGACGTGGGCGTGCGCTACGCGGGCGCCTGGTCGTATTCGTCCAGCATCACCTGATAGGAAGCCAAACCCATGAAGGTGAAAACCGTCCGGGCTTTTCTCGCGGGGGGAAAGCTCTACGAAGTGGGCCAGGTGGCGGATTTTGACGCGCGATTTGCGCGCGAAATTATCCATGCTGGCAAAGCGGAACGGGTTGAGGAAGCGGGCGCCGAATCGGCGCCCGTGACTTCTAGCGTTCTAACGACTGACACAGCCGGCGACCTGGTGAAGGGTAAGCAGGCGAAGGGGAAAACGTAATGTTCGCCAATGAAGCATTTGCCTGCACGCCCACCGAGGCGCTGCGGTCAACATCATTTTCCGCGGGTGCTAACAATGGCCCGTGGATTCCGGTTAGCGGGTTGGAAGGCAACCTGCTGTTCCTGGTCAATGTGGGCGCCATCACGGGGTCCGTCATTTTCAAACTGCAGGACGCCACGGACGGCAGCGGCACCGGTGCGGCGGACTTGTCGCCGGCGATCGCGTCGGCATCGCTGAACACCGCCGGGCAAACGGTGGCGCTGATTGTGGATAAGCGGAAGATTCGCTCCCACGTCCGCCTGGTTGCCACCGTGACCACGGGCCCGGCGCTGCTGGCTGGCGTCCTGGCGGCGCGGAACAAGACCACAACCTGACCATGCTGGAAACAGAAGCGGACCGCCTGGGCTATTTGTGCGCCTTTGGCGGGCTGGTCAATACGGACGCGGGAGACCTGTTTGGCATTTTCGCCAACGCGGGCGAGTCGCTAAGTTTTGACACCGCCGAAGTGGTGGCCGCGGGTCCGCAATTGACCGTGCGGACCAGTGACTGCGTGGAGTGCTTGGGATTAAAACGCGGCGATGTGGTGCGGGTCGGTTCCGACTCGTTCCGCATCGCCGCGCTATCCCATGACGGCACCGGCATGTCCACGCTGGACCTGGAGAAAATCTAGTGCATGTCCGCGGACAAATTCGCGCCTGGCTGGCCGTGAAGCTGGCGGCCATTGACGGCCTGCAGGACCACCTGACGCTAGATTTTCCGCAGTCCGTGGATGAGGCCGACTTGCCCTGGGCCCATGTGTGGCTGGGCAATGAAAACGTGGCGAAGATCACCACGGCCGGCAAGCAGGAACGGGTCCTGGAATGTTTCGTGGACCTGCTGACGGCGGACCGCGCGGACGTGTTGGAACGCGCTGAGGAAATCGCAGCGCGCGTGGAAGCGGCCCTGGTGGACAACACAATGGGCGGCCTGGTCATCGAGTCCACGCTGATTGCATACACCCTTGACCGCAGCGAAACGGGCGCGGGCCAGGTCACTATTTTGCGGATGCGGTTGGAGTTTTCCCTGCGGTATCTGACCGCGGCGGGCAACCCGTCCGTGGCCGTTTGAGTTTGAGAACCAACCAGCCGCGCGGCGGCATCTATTGCGAGGGCTAACAAATGACGACTAACACCACAGGCCAGGGCTATAAGCTGCAGCGCGGCACGGCCACCGGTTCATCCTTGCCGGCGCCTGGCGCCGATACGTTCACCGATGTGGTGGACATTGAAAGCCTGACGCCACCGGGCGCCAGCCGCGAAGTGGACGAATACTTTGTCCTGGACCAGGTCGCCAGCAAAAAGCTGGTGGGCCCGGTCACCTGGTCGAACCTGTCCGGCAAGCTGGTGCGCGCCTGGGGCGACACCGTGCAGGACAGCATGGAAAACGACAGTTTTGCCACCGGTGGCACGCGCCGGAACTGGCGCATTATCAACAATGACCCTTCGCTGGAACAGCGGGACTTTGTGGGCTACGTCAACAAATTCGCGGAAGGCGAAGTGACGAACCGCGGCCGGCAGACCTACGATTTTGAAATCGTGGTTGACGGGTCGGTGACCATCACCCGATGAACGCGCCCGCTGATTGGTTTGAACGGCACCGGGTCACGGTCCACAAGGTCATCATGGCGGACGGCGCCGAAATGTTTTTTCGTGAGCCATCGGCCACGGACTACATGCTGCTGCAGCAGCTGCTGGTTGGGCTGCAGCGGGCCGGCGCCAAAACCCTGGACGAATCAATGGTGGTCCCGCTGGTGCTGTGCAAGGATGAAAGCGGCGCGCTGCTGTTCCCGGATTACACCGAGGGTGTGCAGGCCATCCAGCGCCTGGAAGCCAAGGCGCAGGTGGAAATCATGGAAGCCTGCCTGCGGGTCACGGGCCTGGGCGACCTGCTAAAGCGCGGGGTTGAGAACGCCGAAAAAAAATCCTAAGCCAGCCGGACGTGAGGTTTGCTTACAGGCTGGCCAGTCATTTGGGCTATGCGTCCATCCGCCAAATGCTGGATGGCATGACGGCGGATGAATTTGTGGGCTGGAAAGCCTACGAGCGCGTGGAGCCTTTCGGGTTCATGTGGTGGGACTGGGTCCAGTCACGCATCGCGGCGCTGCTGGATTGGCAGCTGACGAAAAAAGAACGGTCACACTATCGGACGCAGGAACAACTGAAATGGAAACGCCCGGAAGCCCTTTTCGTAACTCGCGCGCGGCGCAAGGCTAAACGTGTCGGACGTAGCCCTAAGATTCGGCGCGACTGATGACGGCCTGACAGCCAAATTCCGCCAGGTCAATGCGCAGCTGGAAGCCTTCCAGGGCAAGGTGGCCAGTGTCGAAACCGGCCTGCGCGACTTTGGCAAAGTCATTGCCAGCGTGTTTGTGGTGGACAAGGTCCTGGACTTTTCCAAGGCCCTGCTGGACAACGCCGAAGCTGTGGAAAACCTGGCGCAGCGGACTGGCATTGCCACCGACGTGCTGGAAAAAATGCAGCTGGGCGCGGCGCTGGCGGGCCTGGACATTGAAGCCACGGCCGCGGCCATCGGCAAGATGCAAAAGGCCCTGATTGACGCTGAGGAAGGAACGGCCAAACAGGTGGCGGCATTCAAATCCCTGGGCCTGAGTATTAGCGAAATTCGGGCGCTGACGCCGGACCAGCAATTCGAAACCATATCCCAGGCCCTTGCCAACATGAGTGACAAGGCGCGCCAGGTGTCCGTGGGGACTGATCTGTTAGGCAAGTCTTTTGCCTCACAGCTGCCCATCATTCTGCAGGCGGCGACCGGTTACGAGCAGGCCGGCCTGGCGCTGGATAAAATCGGCGGCCCGCTGGGCAAGCAAACCCTGGATACCCTGGATGCGATGGGCGACAGCCTAGACACCACGGCCGTGGCCGCCAAGAACCTGGGCTCCGAAATCCTGGCGCTGGCGGGTCCTGCCATCACCGAAGTGGCTAACAAGCTGACCGAGTTTTTCGGCGGCCTGCGTATCCTCATGGGCGGCGGCGGCAATGAAGTGGTGGACCTGTCAAAACGCATTGAAGATTTGAACGCCCAGGCTAAGGACTTCGAAAACTCGTTTTTCGAAAAAGGGCGCGAGCATTGGCGCGAACTGGTGGCGGAAGCGGACAAGCTCAAGGGCCGCCTGGACGCCATCCTGGGCGTGGGCACCGCCCTAACGCCCAGGTTTCTGCAGCCCGCCATTGACACCCTGGCCGCGGGCCTGGCACCAGGGTTCGGAACCATCACCGACCCGACCGCCAAGCGCATCCCCACGTCCGCCGAACAGCGGGCCGCAACGGATAAAGGGCCCGACCAGATTACCCTGGCCGTGGATGAAAACGCGGTGCTGGAACAAATCAACCAGGAACACCTGGACGTGCTGCTGGAACAGCTGAAAGCCCACAGCGAGGAAAAAATCCAGGTGCAGACAGCTGCGGAATCACTGCTGTCTGACGTGCGCCGCGCCTACGGGATTGAGGAAATAGATTTTGAGGAATTCAAAAACGAAACCCTCAAAGATTTGAAATATGACCTGGCGGCCAGTGCCATTAGCATTGCCACCGCCCTTTTTGGCCAAAACAAAAAGGTGGCCATTGCCGTGGGCCTAATCAATGTCGCGGTGGGCGCCACCGAGGCATTGCGGCTGCCATTCCCTGCCAACCTGGCGGCGGTCGCCAAAGTCCTGGCGCAAGGCGCATCGCTAATCGCGCGTATCAAGCAGGCCAATATTGGGTCCACGTCCGTGGGCGGCGGCGCCGGCGGTGGGGGTGAGTCCGCGGCCGGCAGCATTGCCACGCGCGAGCAGGCCCAGGCCACGCAGCGCATTACTGAAGTAACGGTGCGCGGCACGCTAACGGACGGCTCCGGGCGCGTGTTCGCGGACTTGATTAGCGATGAAATCCAAAACAGGGACGTGGTCATTATCAGCAGCACCAGCCGACAGGGCCGCGAGCTAGTGCCCGCAGGCGGCTAACACAATGACAGCAGTTACCTACACAGCGCAGCGCAAGCTGGCCAGCGGCCACACCGCCACCACCGTTTACAGCATGGACCTGCCGACCATCAAGGACGGCCTAACAGAAAAGGTGGAAACCCTGCGCCGGACCGTGGAGCCTATCAGCAAGAAAAACGCCGAAATCATCCGTTTCGGAAACCGCCGCACGTTCGATTTGATCCTGGCGCCCGTGACCGGCACGCAGCTGGACCAGGTGCGCGAGTTTTTGGAGTCCTGCGAGGATGCCACCTTTACCTTTGACCCTTACGGCACCGTGGCCGTGCCTGGCGCCACCTTTAGCGCCAGGCTCACCAGTGACGGCTACACCCTGCAGCGCGAAGTGATGAAGGGCAGCGGCGGCAGCGCCGACTATTTCAAAATATCGTTTAGCCTGGCGGAAGCGTGAGAGCCGACCCCGAACCGTTTAGCACCACCAATCGCGGCAAGTACAAAAACCCGCGGTACGTGGTCGAAATCGTTTATGCGTCCGGCTCCATTTTCCTAACGTCCCATAGTGATATCACGGGCCTGCCGGGCGGCGGCGCCACCGTGGTCAATGAAGTGCTGCAGACTTTCTCCGCGCAAAGCCAGCGCGTATTCCCTGACCAGGGGCGCAGCGAAATTGGCAGCGGTGAGTTTTCCGCGGTGGACAAATCCCTGGGCATCACCAACGCGCTGCGCAGCCGGCTGAACGCCGGCACCGGTCCGCGCCTGCAGGTGGTCAAGTATTGGCTGGGCTATAAGCCCGAAACCACGGCGCCGGTTTTTGCGCAATTCGTGTTGCAGCAAACCCAAATTTTGAGCGCCGGCGATACCTTTGACAACGGGGTTTTCAGTTTCAAAACCGAGGACGTGACCCGCTACGCGCGTAAGGATATATTTGACCTGGCGCTAACAAACCTAACGGCGGCAGTCAGCGCGACAGACGCCACCTTCAATGTGGTATCCACGGCAGCCTTTGAACTGATGGCGCACGGTTCCTATTATTCGGATGCGCCCAGCAGCACCGTGGGCTATTTCAAAATCAAAAATGAAGTGGTGCGCTACACCGGCAAGACTTCTACCGCATTTACCGGCTGCAGCCGCGGCGCCCTGGGCACCATCGCGGCGGCCTACACGGTGGACACCACGCTGCCCACCGACCGGCGCGAGAAAATCACCGAACAGGTTTACTTAGAGGAACCGGCCATCAAGCTGGCCTATGCCCTGCTAACGGGCATCCTGTACGGGTCCGCCAACGTGCTGCCCACCAAATGGCACCTGGGCATTGCCACCGGGTTTGTGCGCTCCGCCGACTTCCTGTCATTCTCCGACCTGTGGAAAACCACAGCGGAGACTGACGCGGTTATATTCCGATTCAATGGGCTAACAAAAACCGACGGCAAAGCCTTTATTGAAAAGGAAATCCTGTTGGCCCTGGGCGTGTTCATGCCCATTTATGCGGACGGTGCAATGGGCCTGCGGCGCATGTCGCGCACGCTCGCGTCATCGGCCAGCGTGCTGACCCTGGACCAGGACGGCCTGGTAGAAGTGGGCCCGCTGGAACACGCCTACACCGAACTGGCCAACGGGGTGGCCATCAATTGGAGCTACCTAGATAAGGAAGCCCAGCGCACCACCGTTTATGTGGACGCCCAAAGCATTAGCGTTCACAAAGCGGCGCCGCTAAAAACTCTGAATTTCAGGGGCCTGCACGGCTCCCGGCATACGGATGGTGTGCTGCGCAAAGCGGCCGCGCGCATCCTGGACGCCTACGCCACGCCACCGGTCAAACTGCGGGTGCGCGCGCTGCCCAGCCTAAACGCCATCGAAGTGGCGGACGTGGTGCGCGTGAAATATTCCGGTAACCGCGAGTACATGGCGGACGCCGGCAGCACGCTGGACCGCGCCTTTATGGTCCAGTCCGTGAGCATTGACCACACCAGCGGCGAACTGGACCTGGACCTAATCGGCTCCACCGGTTCGGGCCGCAGTCTCGCGCCTGTCATCGGCTACCAGCTGCCCACGGCGTTTTACACCGGCCGCGGCACCAACCTGGCCAGCGTGCTGACCCTCACGCTGGTGGGCAGCGAATACGTTATCCAGGCGGACGCCACGCTGATCGGGCACGCAGATGCTAACAACGCGGCGGCGGAATTCTATTTTGACGGCAACCTGGCCAACCCGTTTGGCCGGACCCTGACCATAATTGACAATGTCCACCTGAAGATAAAGGGCTTTTTCCGCCAGGACGGCACGATAGACGGCAAGGGCCGCGGCCAGGCGGGCGCGGTGGATGACGGCACCGGCTACACCGGTGACCCATACTGGACCGGCACCCACGCGGCGGGCCTGGCGGGCTACGTGGGCAACACCCGCGGCATGGACGGCCTGCACATTTACCAGCGCAGCGGCAACCCGGTGCTGCAAACCCTGGCGCCGCAGCTGACGCAGGGCAAATATCAAAGCGCGCCCGTGCTCGAGTTGACCTACGACACCGTTAACAACGTCATCAAGGGCCTGCCCACCGACCTGCGCGGCACCAGCGGCGGCCAGGGCGGCAAGGTGCTGTACCAGGGCGCCTGGAGGGTCGCCGGCGGCAGCGGCGGCGCGAGTGGCGCCGGCCTGATCATCACCTGCCGCGGCCTGAGCCTGGGCGCGTCCGCCCTGATTGACCTATCCGGCAATGATGGCAGCCTGCCGTCATCGTATGGGTATGACGGTAAAACCTATTGGCCAGGCGCGGGCGCCGGCGGGGGTCCTGGCACGCTGCAGGTGCTGCTGGATGGCGACGGGATCAGCTACCCGACCCTAACAGGCACCTTTCGCGCGAAGGTGGGCACGGTGCCGCTGCCGACCAGCCCAGCCATTCAGACTTTCATGCCGAACACGAATTATGGCCGGCGCAATCAAAACGAGCAGCCTTTTGGTGGCTACCTTGACCCGCGGCTAGTCTCAAATATTGATTTGAGTTACGCGGCCCTATGCGTGCAATACACGCCGGGCGTGGAGACCGTGGTAACCGATGCGGTGGACGTGCCGCCGGCGCCCACGGCCCTGACCACCGAGGGCTGGCCATCCGCCATCCGCGTGACCCTGACGCAGCCGCAGGTGGACACCTGGGACCTGACGGAAATTTGGATGGCGTCCACCAATGACCGCAGCCTGGCCGCGAAGATGGTCAGCGCCCGGGTGACGGAAGCCACCATTGACGTGCCGGCCAATAACACCCGGTACTTTTGGGCGCGCAATGTCCTGGATGGCGTGGTGTCGGACTGGTACCCGCTGGGCTCCACCTCGGGCGTGACCGGTCTAGCGGTCGCCGGCGATGGCGTGCGCTTGGCGGCGTCGTCGGGTATGCGCGTGATAGGCAACACCGCGGAGCGCACCGCGGGTACGCCTGCCTGGGATCAGCAGGTTTACAGTTCCGATGGATTTGCGGGTGGCTGTTTTGTGAGTTTCCGCGCGGCACAAACCAATGCCGCCATTATGGTGGGACTAAACCAGGACCCGACCACGGACGCCAGCTATACCAGCCTGGATTTTGCCTGGTTCCTAACGGCATCCGGCCTGCTGGAAATATGGGAAAGCAACGTGGCCGTGCTGACCACAGGGCTAAGTTATTCGGCCACCAGCACGCTGCTGGAAGTCCGCTACGATGGCGCATTTGTTAGGTACTACAAGGACGGTATCGTGCTGCGCGCAACCTACGCGCCCGGCAAAAAGTTTTTCCTGGACAGTTCTTTCTACCATCAAAATGCCAAAATCACGGACCTGCAGTTTTTGCCGCTCACGGGTGAATCCAGCGCGCTGCCGGAAACCGTGGTTTTCCTGGATACGTTCGAACATCAAAGCTGGCAAAGTTTTTATGCCGACGTGGGCAGCGGGGCGGGCTACGCGGTCACCTATCCCACGGACGGCCAGCTGGGCGGGCGCGTGCTGCAGGCGGCCGGCGGTCAAGTGTGGTTTGAGCATGGCGCCAATATTCCGTTTGACCCTAACGCCACGTACAGAATAACCGCGCGCGTTAGGCGCACCGCAGCCGGCGGCGCCGCGCTGTGCTATGTCGGCGTGGCTGGTGTCGGCTCCGATGGCGTGACCATGATCAACGAGGCGGGAGCTAACAACCACGGCAGCCAGCACTATAATTGCCTGCGCGGTTTCGATTTGTCGGCGGTCGCGCTGAATACCTGGGTGGACGCGGTCGGCTATTTCAAGGGCAACGGCACCAGCGGTTTCGGCGCCAGCGTGGACTATCCGCTGCCAACGCCACTATATACAGGGGTCAAGTATTTCCGGCCGCTGCTGATTCTCAATTACAACAACGGCACCGGCACGCAGCAAATTGACTATATAAAAATCGAACGCCTGATAAATGCCGATGCGGCGGACAACAGCGACCAAAATCGCATCACGCCGGACGCGGAATTCATGCGCAGCACCACCAAGGGCGCATTTTGGGATTGGGGCGACAGCGGCGGCACGGGCGCCGGTACCGCGACACTGAAAGCCACCGGTGGCGTTATTGGCGGGGTCCTGGAATTAGTGCTGGGCGGCAAAGGCTGGGTAGTGGTTCCGCGGCGTTATCCCAACGCGAGGCCCATGCTAACAGGCGAGCGCGTGCGCGTGCGCCTGCGCGCGCGGCGTACCACCGCCATAACGTGGTCCGTGGGCGGCGGCGCCTATCAATTTAGCATTGGCGTGGGTTTAATGTCCGCCACGCAGGTGCCCACCGTGGGCTGGTCGGGCGTGGGCTGGCTGCAAGACAACGATGGCAGCAACTGGATAACGGACCCAGCCACCTGGCCCATAAACCAGTGGCAAGAATTCAGTATGGAAGGGGTGCTGCAGAATAATCCCAAGAGCAGCAGCCAGCTGCCTTACCTTGCCTATGATCTCACAGTGGGTTTCGCCGCGGCCGGCGATTCCGGCACAATAGAAATTGACACCTTCGAAGTGGTGGCGGCGCCTAAAGCGCAGGACATTATTAGCCAGGTAGTTTTCACCACCAGCCAAAACCTAACGCGCAACATTAGCAACGGCAAGCTAACGGACTACAACAGCGCGAGCCCTGGCACCTTCACCGTGCAAACAGATGCAAACGGCGGCCACAAACCGGGCGACGTGATGCTGGTCCGCCAGCTGGGCACCGGTGCGCTGTCCATTGCCGCGGCCGGTGGTGTCACCATCCGTTCACCGGTGGGGCAAACAGGAACCCGGACGCTAACGGGGCAATACGCGCGCGCGGGCCTGATTTACGAAACCACCAACACCTGGTCACTTGACGGCAGCCTCACCTAATGATGCTGCGAATTCTGGCCGCCCTGGGGAGCAAACCCGCAGGGCCGCCACTGCCAGCCGCGGGCGTGCTGAGCCTCACGGGCTACGCGCCCACTGTCCTGCTGAGCAATTCGCCAAACATTGCGACCGGCGCCGGCACGCTGTCGCTGACGGGCTACGCGCCCACGCTATTTCGCCAGGACACCATCCGGCCCACCGCGGGCGCCCTGGGCCTCACAGGCGCGCAGCCCACGGTCACGCTACGCGACGGCCGGCAGCCCGCAGCCGGCGCCCTGGCGCTCGCGGGCTACCAGCCCACGGTCACGCAACAAACGCCACGCCTGCCCATCGCCGGCGCCCTGGCCCTCACGGGCGCGGCCCCCACCGTGGTGCAGCAAGCGATTAGGCAGCCCACAGCTGGCACGCTGAGCCTAACGGGCTACGCGCCAACGCTGCTGCGCCAGGACACCATCCGGCCGGCCGCTGGTGCCCTGGGCCTCACAGGCTACGCGCCCACGGTTAGCAATGCCGCGCCGTTCACGGTCCTGGTGGATGACCAGACCACGCTAACGGATTCGGTGCTGAACGGTGACACGGCCTATATCGACGTATCCATAAATCGCAATGGCACGATGACCATTAAGCAAGGCCAGTTTGGCAGCGATGTGGACATAACTAACAACTGGGGCCGCCCGACCAGTACCACGGTGGGCGATGGGTACGAGGCGCGCCTGACAATCAATTCCGGCCAATCGCCGGATTCCGGCAGCAGCGCGAACGGCAGCTGGATTGCCATTAGCACGCTGCGCCGCTGGGTGTGGACCCGCACCGCGGTGGGGTCATCATTCATTGACGCCACGCTGGAAGTGCGGGCAGCAGGTGGCAGCACATTGGACAGCGGCGCGATTGCCGGTGATTTGAACGTGGACCCCTGAGGACTTGGGAGTTATTACATGGAAATTTATTTGCAGGCGATCGGCACCGGCCTGCTGGTGCTGGGAGTCCTTTATTGGGCGTACCGGTCACAGCGCGGAAACCCACCACCCACCACGCGCCTGGGCGGCAAACCGGAACAGCCACCCAGCAACACCAACGTGGAACAGTAAATGCAAAATGCAACAACAGAAAAGCGCGCGCGCATGCTTGAAGTGGCGCTGACTATGGGCGCCGCTATCATCACGTCCGCGCTGGTGAATATGTGGACGCTGTCCGCGCAGCTGTCGGAATTCCAAACGAAAATACAAACCCACGATGAAAGCCTGCGCCAGGTAGTGGCCCGCATTGAAAATATGCAGCTGTCCACCGCCGCGCTGGGGTCCCAAGTCGCAGTGACCGAGGCGCATTACAGTGACATATTGCGCCGGCTGGATAAGCAGGAACAAAACCAGCAGCTAATTATTGACAACCTGCGGGGGCACGCGCGGTGAACGGGCGCATTAGCCGGGACTTTTTCTGGCACGAATTCACCGACAGCCAGGAAGCCAGCCGGCTGGGCATCACGGTGACCGTGCCGCCGGAACTGCAAGCTAACGCGGTGCGGTTGTTCATGGACCTGGTGCAACCTTTCCGCGACTTCATCAAAACGCCCTTAATCATTTCGAGCGGCTACCGGCCGCCCTGGTTGAATTACTCCATTGGCGGCGCCAAAAACTCGCGCCACATGCAGGCCCTGGCAATTGACGGCAAAGCGGTTGGCATGACACCGCTGGAACTGTGCCAGGCGATGGTCATTAGCCGGCTGCCGTTCGATCAATGCATATACGAATATGGCGCCTGGATGCACTGCGGCGTGGCGCCGGCGGGCGAGCAGCCGCGCGGCCAAGTCATGTGGGTGGTGTATGAAGATGGCGTGCCGACCTACCGCGCCGGGCTGCCGAAAACCTAACAAGGGGAAAGAACAATGCTGGACGAAATCTTAAAATGGCTGGAAGCGGCTGCGGGCTACCTGCCGCTGGTGTCGGTCATCGTGGGCACGCTGTCGGGCTGGATTGTGTCGCTGGTGGTGGAAGCCTTTTTTCTTCCCCTGTATTGGCCCAAGCGGACCCAGCAAGGTGTCACCGTGGTGCTAAACATCGCAGCCAGCGGCCTGGGCGCCAGCCTGATGTGGTGGGCGCTGGACGGTGGCACGTCCTTTAGCCACATTGCCGCTGTGTCCTTTGTGGTGTCACCGCTGGCCGCGGTCCTATACCCAATCGTTGGGCGCTGGGCCACGGCCAGGTGGCCGATTGTCGCCAGCGCCTGGATGCACTGACGTGGGCCTGCTGGACCTGGTGCCGGGATTTTCCTGGCTGCGCGCGGCGCCCTGGATCATTGCAGGGGTGGGCCTGGTGACGGGCCTGGGCGCCTTGAAGTCCTGCGCCGGTGGGCTGGCGGAACGCGGCGCCCAGCGCCAGGCCATCCAGGACCTACAGGCGAAGCTGGCCGGCGAGCAGTCCTGCACGGTGGGCAGCTGGTGCGCGGACCGTGCCAAATCGGCCGTTATTGACGCCCAGGCGGCGCTGGCGGCGGCCATAGCCAAGGCCAGGGCAGAGAATGAAACCCGCGTGGCGCTGGCGGTGGCGCGCTACGTGCGCGGGGAAATGGAAGCCAGGACACTGCTGGACAATGCGAGGGTGGAACTTGAAAACCAAAAATTGGCCGATGCGGCTTGTAGTCGTTGGGCTTCTGAGCGGGTCGGCTGCATCGTGCGGCCATTTGACCCCGGCGGCGCAGGTGCTGACGAAACCGGAAGCGGTGGCGCTGCCGCGCCCGGTGGTGCCGGAACACCTGCGCCAGTCCTGCCTGGTGGCCCTGCCCGCCCCGGTGGATAACGGCCAGCTGCTGCTGCAGCGGGCCCAGGCGCTGGCAATGGCCAAGTGCGAGCTCGCGCGCGCGGATGAGCTGCTAAAGCTGCTGCTGGATTAGGTGCCCGATATTTCGGCCTCGGTGCAGGGCATACGGGCACGGCCGGCGCGGCGCCCTTGGCTGGGCGCATTTGGCCCAGCAGCTGGCGATTATAGCCCGAACTGGAAAAATAGCAGGTGGTCCAGCCGGGCCACCGTGATGGTTTCGCCCACCGCAATGTCCGCGCCCAGGTCCGCGCTGGCCAGTGTGTCCAGTTTTTCATTGACGAATCTAACGTCAAAATTGCCGGGGCCCGTGCGCGTGATTTGCAGCATGGCCACGCGCATATTTTCGGCCGTCAGCTGGTAGCCATCCAACAGCACCTGGCCGTCCAGCGATAACTGGCGCGCGGGCCTGGCGCCGGCCTCACCTGTGATGACGGCGCGCTGCACCACCTTGCCTGCCTTTGCTCTCATGGGGTCGGGTCCTTAATGGCGGCCCTAACACGGGCCAGAATGTAAGCATGGTCTCCGGCGTCCACCTGGTTACCAAACAAAGGGCGGGCCAGGTGGCGTTCCACCAGGCGCAGCGTGGTGTCCATGATGGCGTGCCGACTCATGGCGTGGGCGATATAGCGGGCGTCATTTTCGGACACTGCCAGCGCCACCACGTCGCCGCTGCCCTGGCCATCTTCCACAATCACCACATGCTTGTCCGCCTTGACGATTGAGGGCCAGGCATCGCCGGCCGTTTTTGGCGTGCTCATTTGTTGCATATCCCTGTGGGTGTGATGGGGTCGGCGCCGTGGACCGTATAGCGGGCCAGGTGGTCGCGCAGCAGGGTGAGAATCACGGCCAGCCGGTCGCTGTCGCTGTTTGTGTAAATCGGAAACGCGGCCACGCGGTACACGTCCGCCAGGGCCGCCAGGTGTCGGTCACAGTTGCACAGCGGGTGGCACGCCGGCGGCGGCTTGCGGCCGCGCGGGCTGAAACCCCGTAAAAATTCATGGTCACGCCCGACTGAATAGCGCCGAACATCGCGGCCCTGGTGCTGGCCATAGCCGTCATGCTTCACCAGGCCCTGCTGGCGCGCCCAGTGCCGCGCCTTGTTGGGCAGCGACGGGCTGAACTTCCCAAGCCAGTATTGGGGCCATAGTTCCGCCAGCTGGAAGTCCGTTAGCGGCCCGTGCTGCGCCAGGATGCGCACCGCACAGGTGACGCTGGCCGCGCATTTCAACTGGTCGGATTCGAAAGCGAACGCAGCCTGGTGGCTCGTTTCGGGGTCCGTGCTGCGCGCGCGGACTGTCATGTGGTCAGATTCAACCATTGTTAGGTATCCCATTTAGCAATTTGAAAAGTTTTTCAATGGACCCAGGCACCTTGTATTGGCCGGACTCCCACCGCGCCCACGTCCTAACAGAAACATTGCACTGCCCAGCCGCGCGCGCGAGCGATAGCCCGTGCTGCTTCCGTAGCAATTTCAATTCATCGCCTGTCATACCTGCCCGACCTGACCGACCTGACCAAACCACGCCACACCTGCCGCGCCAAGCCATGCCTCGCCCGGCCTCGCCATGCCCCGCCCTACCTCATCTGCCACACCTGGCCCGGCCTCGCCATGCCATGCCTTGCCGGTCCATACCTGCCACACCAAGCCAAGCCACGCCGCGCCAGGCCCAGCCTAGCGATACCGGCCTAACGTTTTCGCACCGCCCTGGCGCCCCGACTCTCCACCGCATCTAACGCGGAAAACACAATGGACAGCTGACTGAGCGCCGCATAACGGCGGCGCCAGCGGGTTGCCTCGCGCAGGGCGTCCGCCAGTATGTAGTCGCGTTTTTCGCTGTCACGCATGGCCGCGGCCGTGACTTCATACTGCCCAGGGCCGGCCCGCATCACGTAAGGCGCGGAAATGGTGCTGGACCGGTTGCCCTTGCTAGTGACTTCCGTGTCAATCACAAACGAGCCCAAAATGATGCGGGCCTGCAGCAGCCGCATTTCAGCAGCTGCTGCCTTGTCCGACCATTCAAACAACCGGTGCGCCGGGCTGCGCCTGTCAGCAGCGGCCGCCACAATCGTGGCGGGGTTATTGTCCGGCAGCGATTGCAGCCACCGCGCAAAGTCAGCTGCAGGCAAAATTGCCTGCAGCCGGCGCTGGGTCCACCTGTAGCGGGTGGTCATTTAGCGCGCGCCTTTTTCGAGCCTTCAACCCGAAAAACACCAAAGCCCATGCCGAAGCTGTTAGGCGAAGCGGGCCGCCCTTCGCACAGTCCGACCTGGGCGCCGGCGCGCTGCAGCAGGTTGGCAATGTCGGTGGATGACATGGCGTCTGCATCGAAATCAATCACCACGTCCGCGTGCCAGCTGTCATAGCGCGGGCGGTTGCGAAGATCGGAAACGCCGGACTCTAAGCGCACTGGGCGCGTGTCATGCTTCGCCTTGCAACCCAGGATGCGCACCAGGGGCGTGCCGTCATCGCGGTCAAAGCCCTGCGCCTGCACAAAGAAAAGGCCCTTAGCCTTTGTCATTTGCATACCGTCCACGTAGCGCGCGGCGGCAATCATCGAATTGCGCAGCGCGCCCGCGTAAAACCCGTCCCACTTTTGGGCGGCCACGTAGCGCGCGGCATTGAATTCCGCAGCGTAGTCCTTCGGAGACCTTTGCTTTTTGACCTTGTCCGTGGACGTTTGCTTGTCCTGGATCTGGCGTTTCATCTTTTCGCTAAACTTGTGGATCATTAGCGGCGCAGTTCCGACAATTCGAAACTTGACACTTTCGAAATTCGGATTTGTGATGGTGATTTTCGCACTAGTAGTTTTAGGCATTGTCATCGCTCCTGTATGCCACGGCGGAATTGCCACGGCGTTTCAAAAAATTGGGGCTATAAATGCGCCCACGGCCGCCACCTAACAAAGGCGCCGGCGGAATTCTCGCCACGGTCGCGCCCGGTCGCCAGGCTGGACTGGTGGCGGACTTCCACGCGCCAGGACAAATGCGGCGTTAGTTCAAACTCGAAACCCGCGGCCACCACGCCATAAGGGTTGGCGGTGCGGTTGGGATCATAGACCCACACATAACCAGGGGGCGGCGCCGGCGAGGGCTGCAGCGCCAGCACGCCAGCGTCCAGGTAGAAAGCGCACAGGATTGTTAGGCAGTTCACGGGTTCGGGTCCTTGTAGGGGTTTGGGACGTTGCGCAGCGGTCGCCGGTTGCGCTCTAGTTCGCTAATAGCGTTCCGGTAACAGACACCACAGCAGTTTTCTGTTTGCCAGGTGTCGGCGTATCGGCCATCGGCGTGCCGCGGCCGTTCGGCCCAGGTCATGCCGCAGCCCACGCAGCGCCACGCCTTTTCTGTTTCGCTGGTCCAGTCCTGGCTGGTAACCGGAATGACGGCGCCGGCGCGCAGCAATTCATTGGGGGTGGCAAATCCGCTGCACAGGGCGCGTTTATCGGCAGCGCGCTGGCGAAAGGCGCGCCATTGCGCGCGCACATCGGCGGTCGCGTACCACAACAACCAGGCGGCCAACACGTAGAGCGCCAAGCAAACCAGCACCAGCACCGCTTCCAGCGCACCCATGTTAGGCGCGGCTTTCTTTGTAAGGCACCACGGCCCGGCCATTGAAGCTAAGGCCAGCGCCGTCCGCGAGGATTGTAAAACCCGATTCCTGGGCCGCCTGGGCGTGCTGCGTCAGAAACAGGAAGTCCGCGGCATAGATGCTGACGGGGTGCTGGTTGTCGCTATTGATAGCGGACAGCGCGCTGTCTAAACGTTTCGCGCGCGCGGCCAATTCGCCGGCGCGGACGCTACCGCGGGTTTTCCCTAGTGCCATGTCGCGGTACCTTTCAGTATGTGGATATCGCGCGCCCATCGCGCGAATTGCGGAAGCCTCAAAGCGGGCGCGGTGCGCCAGGATGCGCAAACGTTTAATGCGGCCCTTTGTCGCCGGCAGCTGCGCGAGTGAATCGCGCAGGGTTTGCAGACTGTCGGCAAACTTGTCGATGGCATCGGCTACCGACTTGACCACAGCCAGGCGGCCGCGCAGGCGCGCGGGTCGGGTGCGGGTTCTAAGCGCCATAAAAGGCGCGCAGGTGGGCGCCCACCAGGGCGGCCACACCTGCGACAATGGCGGTTGCCACAAATCCCCACAATAATTCACGCATGGCGTTTTGCATGTTACGTGGTCCGTTTGATCGAGTCTGGCGCCCAAAGGTGCTGGTATTCCGTGGCGTCCACGGTCGGGTCCCACAAATCCGGCAAATCGGTGCGCCGGTAGTTGGCGCCCATGAACGTTTCCCACCGGCCCAGCGCGTCAAATGCCAGGCGGTGGGCATGCTCAAGCGCGGCCACATATTCCGCCCAGTCAATGGACATGCCGGCTTTTTTTTCCAGTTCTCGGACCCGGCGCGCAAATTGTTGCATAACCATAATGTCCGGGGCGTTTTTGTTAGCCATGTTCCACCTTGTTAGGTTTGAGTTGTAGCCAATGCAGTTGGCGGTCCGCATCCAGCGCGAGCCTTTGGCGGCGCTGCTGGGCCAGGTGGTCCAGCGCGGCCTGGCGCCTGGCGGCCAGGACGCCATCCCAGGATGCGCGCGCCTCGGGTGTCCGTGGGTCCGGCAGCGGCATGGGGTCCGCGCGTAGCAGGTGATAGAGCGGCAGCCAGCGCAGCATGGCCGCGTGGTTGCGTGCCGCCAGCGCCTGGTCACGGATCACGTCGGCGCCGGTCATCGGTCGGCCCTGGTGTCGCGCGTCATGGACACATGCCCGTCCGGGTGAACGGTCGCAATGGGCTGGGCATCGGGGAACAGGGCCGCCACGCCCGGATGATTAGCGAAATGGAAGCGGCCGCGGTCGCGCACCACAAACAGCTGGGCGCCATTGGCCAGGGCGTATTTTCGCGCCCTGGAAATGACTGCCTTTTGACTGTTTTCAAACATTGCCGGCGGATCATGCGCCGGACCAGGGCCGCCTGTCAATCCTAAAAGGACTTGCAAGGGTCACAGTTTCGCCAGTATGCTTCCGACATATGACAGCAGACCAGGGCCCTTATGTACCACGGCCGCACCCAGGATATGGGCTGCTGGATGAAGTGCTGCGCGGCCTGGCAAACACCAGGTACCGCTGGCCGGAAGTGGCCAAGCTGGCCGGCCTGGACAAGCAGCAGGTGGGCCGCATCGCGCGGCGAACAAACAACCCACCTTTCCCGCGTGTCGTGGCGCTGCACCAGGCCCTAACAAAGCTGCATATTTACATGGGCCCGCCCGAAGCATGACGCGCGCGCCCGTATATGACCACGGCGACCGGATACCGCTGGCGCAGGAATTGCGCCTGCACAGCCACGGGATTTGCAGCTGCGGCCGCCGCACCTTTTGGGTAAGCATCGTGGACCGCACCCGGTTTGGCCGGTGGGAGAAACATTATGTGACCGTGGACGGTGACGCCTGGCCGAAATTTCGCACAGCGGACACCGTCATAATTGTCCACGACACCTGCGAGGGCAAGAAACCAGCAGGCTAACAAGCCTGGCAAACCTAACGGCGCAACAGTCCGCAGTGAAGCGCACCGGCCCACCGTTAGATGACACAAGCCACTAGGAGAAAATGCGCGGGTGAGAAGTCCGCGCAGTATGTGACAAAGTGGCACAGAGGGGTTAAGGGTGGACCTGGTCACATGCGCGACAGCGCGCGAACCGCCCGACGCCAGCAGCTGTTTGCAATGGCGTGCGCGGGTTAGGGTCCTTTGCTGGATCACCTGGCGCAGGAACTGGCCGCACCAGCGGGTTGGGGTTCCTGCGCCTAATTGGGCCCAATGCTGGGGCGATGAGGAACCGAAAAGCCTAACGTTTTCGGGTGATGGATTCGGAAGTGAAGATGGCGACCAGGTTTGTTGTTTACTGATGCGCGCGCGAGGGTCCTAAATGTCTTTTTCAATCCGGCGAGCGAAGCGAGCCCCCCCTGCTGGTACGCGCGCGAGTGCGCCGGCTACAGCTGCAGCGCATAGGGACCACAGCGCCGGCCAGGTGGATGAATTCGAACGCTGGCAATCTGCCGTGGATGACAAGGCGGAAATTGGTTTTGCCGTTTGCGCGGTTGTGGTCATAATCTGCGCGGCAATTGTCGCTATGGCGGCCGTATGACTGAACCACCGTTAGAGCCAGCACCGGCCGCGGATGAAGCGGACCAGCCGCAGCCTAAAGTTTTGGGTGGCCGCGGCGTCCGGGTAAGAAACGGCGCGGAAATCAATTTGTATTTGCTGGATGACAACAGCGTGCAGCTATATTTCCTTTACCAGGGCCGCCTAACACCGATTAGGCTATCCACCGATGCAATGGCCGCCCTGGTGTGTTTGTGGGTGGATGTATGCTAGGGACCACTGGACGCGGCGCCGGCGGTGGAAGGTAAGGAAGTCTGATGCCCGCCTACAGTGTCAAGGTGAAATTCCTGGCCGCGCGCGCGCGCGGCCAGCGGTTCGGCTGCGAAGTTTTCAGCACCGGCAAAAACCTGCGCGGGCGTGACACCTTTGGCCTGCGCCGCAATGGGCGCGAAGTGCTGCGCGGCGTGCAGCTGCGTGAAGTGGAAAAATTCCTGCGCCAGCTGCGGCGCAAACCAGTGGCCGTTCGCGGACAGGTGGGGGCCTAACAGTGCTGCGGATTCCGCTGGATTGGGAAGTGTATCGTCGGCCGCATTGGGTGGACGGGTCCCTGGGCGACCGTTCAAACGGTTGTTTTACCTTTCCGAAATTTGGCGTGGTGGTGATTGTCAGCAACGGCGAGGGCTGGGAGCATGTCAGCGTGTCCACAAAGGACGGGACGCCGACCTGGGCGGATATGGACCGCATAAAGCGCCTACTGTGGGGCCCGGATGATGTGGTGGTGCAGTATCACCCGGCCATTGCGGACCACATAAACTGCCACCCGTTTTGTCTGCACCTGTGGCGCCCGACTACCCAGGCCATGCCGATGCCGCCCAAGGCATTTGTGGCATGAAAATAACGGAACATTTGCGCGGCTGTCCCATGCGCGAGACCACCTGCACCTGTGAACGTGAAAACGTGCTGGCGGATGCCATTCACCTGCGGGACCAGCAGATGCGCGAGGCGGTCCAGGCGCTGCAATTTATCGCTGAGCGCAAAGACGTGTTTGCCAGCGACCTGCAGGGACGCGCGCGCAAAGCCCTGGCCACAATGGGCATTGTATGACGCGCTACAGGGACGCCACCGAACTGCCCAGCCACCTGCGTGCCCAGGTCACGGGCAAAGCGGCTGCCAGGCCCGCAGGCGCGGCCAAGCGGTCCAAATACGGCAACCAGCGGGTGCTGCTGGATGGCCAATGGTTCGATTCAAAGCTGGAAGCTGAGCGGTACCAATACTTGTGCCTGATGCGCAAGGCCGGCGCGGTGCGCTGGTTTGCGCGCCAGGTCAATTTCGTGCTGCCTGGCGGGGTCAAGTACCGCGCGGACTTTGTGGAAGTGTGGGCCGCTGTGGACGTGGCACAGCTGCCGCCCGCAGGTATTAGCGACCAGGCGCTGGTGGTTGATTGCAAGGGCGTGCTGACCCGCGAGTGCGCCAACAAGCTAAAGCAAATGGAAGCCTGCCTGGGAATCAAGGTGTGGCTGGCAAACCGCCAAGGATTTGGCAAAAGTTGGCTGTTGGAATATTGGGGAAACCATGCAGCAACCTGACACCAACCCGGCACCCGGCGCCGGGCCGCTGCGCCCGCCTGGCTGGCGCCAGGACCTGTTGGACCTGCTGCGCCAGGACTGGCACGGCGAGCGCAAGCAGCTGCAGGAAGCCATCCTGCACCTGGCCGCGGGCCTGGATGAAAACACCAGGGCCCTGGGCCAGGCGCTACAGGCGCTGGCGGACCTGCGCGCCCAGGTGGCCCAGCTGCCACGTTCCACGTGGAACAATTTAGCGGACGCCAGGCCAACCATTGGTGGAACACCGCAGCCGGCCGCGGGCGGTGAACTGCAGCCCACGCGGTCCTACTGTTATGAATTTGACGGCCTCCGGCCGCCGCGCTGCGTGACCTATCCGCCCTGCATGTGCGGACTTAGGGACCAGGCGGCGGTTTGTCATTTCGCGCCCCCTGATGAACTCACAGGCGGGCGCCAGCGGCGCTGTGCGCCATACCCCGATTGCGCGTGCGGGCGTATGGACCAGGTGGCGCAACGCTAGGCCAATCGTTGTTGTGTGTGGGCTGTTGCATTTCGGGGAGCTAGGCAACATGAGAAACCAGGACAGAGGGCTGCGCCTGTGGGTGTGGTGGTTTTTGGCGCGCCTGCAGGTGCGCATCTGGCTGAACCGCGCCAGGGCGTGGTGGTGGAAGCTGTGGACCGGTGACGCCAGCCGCGAGGCTACGCGCCGGCGCCTGGAATTCGAAGCGCGCCGGTTCGGCGGGCGCGTGGAGTGGCTAGACTGATGGCCGCCAGCGAACTACAGCCGGAACTGCAGGCCACGGACCGCCTGTTGGAAATTTGGGGCAAGGACGGCCGCCAGGGGCGCGGCGGGTCCATGCATCCATTGGAAGCCCTGCGCCTGATACATGACGGGGTGGTGCTGGGCGCCGAAATGACCAATGACAAGGTTATGATTGTGGTAGAAGAAACAGTGCTGCACAGCCCGGTGGACGTGCGCGCCTTCCTGTTCGAATGGTACCGCCGGCCGCCCAGGCCATCGCACATAGTCGCCAAAAACTTGGGCATTTCGCGCACCCAGCTGTATGAATTCCGAAAGCAGAAAGTTAGCTATGTGCGCGGCGCCTTGAATTCTAGGGGCCTGCGTGTCTGATTATCACGTCTTTCACATTGCCCTAAGTGCTGAGGAAACGGCCGCGGCGCTGGCGTGCCCGTTTTGCGGGACCCGTTCGCTGGAACACTACACCCCGACCGGCAGCGGCTGGATACAGTGCCGGCGCTGCGGCGCCCAGGGGCCTGGCGGGCGAAACCCGCGCGAGTGGCTAGAATTGTGGAACCAGCGGCCCAGCGCGGAATTGCCGCGCTGGGTTTGCGGGTGGAATTATTGCCTTACTGAAAACCCCGGCCACTTTGTCACCTGCGGCCGCTGTGGGCTGCGACCGCTACCGGGGCAAAAAAATTTGGTTGACAGTTCGGACGTTCGGACTTAAAAATGCGCCAAGCTGTGGCAATTGCCGCAGCGCGAAGGGCCGCCACAGCGCGGCCCTTTTTCTTTTGCGGCGTAAGCTAACGGAAAACTGCCTGTTTCATTCACAGGATTTGCCCGTTCGATTCGGGCCGCCGCTACCACCTAACAGGTTAGACCATGACCAGCGGAATTGCCGGC